ATAAGAAGGGAAAGGGTGATGATGATGATGGTGAGAATGACGGAGTGTGCTAAGCACACTCCGATATCGGTGAGTAGATCACGCATTGGCCGCCAGGACGTGGACGCGGTATACGTGAGCCTTGGAGACCAGTTGTGGGCGATTACCGCTGCCTTTCTTATTGGGCTTGGCGACGAAAACGCCGTTCTTGATCTTGCCCTGGATACCGAGCCAGACGTGGGCGAGGTCGGGAGAGCCGGTCTCGCGGACCTGCCAGAAAGTGTTGTTGGTCAATTCGACGATCATTGTGGGGAAGTTCATGTGTGATGCTCCTGAACGAGCCCCAATGGCTCATGGGCTCTACATAGGGCGACTCGCCGCCCTTGTCAACGTCCCGTTGACCTAGTAAAAGTTATCCACAATGAAAAAGCAGCGCAGGCGAACAAGGGACGAGATGGCGTATCACCGGCTACTCATGGCTGGGTACACGAAGATGGCACTTGCCGATATCATCGGGGTACGCAAGCAAGCCATCAGCCGCTGGACGACGGTGCCGTTAAAATACGTCCGCACCATCTCAGAAGCCACTGGCATTCCAAAGGAGGACCTGCGACCATCAGACTACACGTGAATTCGCGGCTCGAGATCCTCTCCTTAGCCCCCCTGAGGTGGATGGAAGGTCGCGATAGGGCCCGGCAGCTGTGTCCCCCCATGGGCTGCCGGGCCTGCTCATTCCCTCACACCTCGGAGATTCCCATGGTTAAACGTAAGAAGATACGCAAGATGCCGGCCGGTATTCGGCCTAAGGCGGTAATTAAGCCGGCTAGGAAAGTCGATAAGGCGCCCGAGATCGCCATGCGCAAAAATATCAAAGTCGATACCGAGTCGAAAAAGCTATTCCTCGATACGCACCTCCCGAAAATTGCCCGTCTGAAGGCGCTGCTTGCGACAGCCAACTCGAACCTGCGCAATGCGCTCAAGACGGCGAAGTCGGACGGCTTCCTAAAGAGGGACTTCGACGTCGCGTTTCGCCTGCAGACCGAGACCGGAGAGAAAGCCATCAAGCTTGAGATCGCGCGTGACTGTACGATCGCGGGCTGGCTTGGCTACAGCCTCGGCAAGCTGCAGCTGGACCTGTTCCTACAGGAGGACATGCACGACACCGAGATGATGGCCTACGCGGATGGTGAGGAGGCAAGCCGCACAGGCAAGCCGGCTACGCCGATCTACGCGCCAGGGACCTCGGGCTATGACGCCTACATGAAGGGCTTCCATGACCATCAGGAAGAGCTTCACAAAGGGTTTAAGCCGATCGATGAGATGCCTTCAACGTCGGGCGTATCCATGACCCGATCGCAATTCCGTGCGCAGCAGACCAAGCAGGCGGCGGACGCGGCGGAAGAGCGCTCACAGCTATTCACCAAGAAGCCACAGCAGCCAGAAAGCGCGGCATGATCGTGGTGGCGATCGATCCCGGGATAGATGGAGCGGCCGCGGCTTTAGATGACAGCTGCGGCCTCTTTCAGGATGTCATTGACCTTCCTACCCGCATTGTCGGCAAGCGGCGCGAGATCGACGTCAGGCGTCTGTCGTCTTGGATGTACCACCTGATGCCCCGGCGCGTCGTGATCGAGGAGGTGCACTCGATGCCGAGGGACGGCCGAGTCGGCTCTTTCAACTTCGGCGTGACCTACGGCATGCTCAAGGCCGTCAGTCTCCTAGCAACCAACGAGCCCCCGGAATTCGTCGCGCCGCAGAGGTGGAAATCATATTTCCGGCTGATCAGCGAAGACAAGGCAGCATCCCGCGGGCTTGCGCTCAGGCTATGGCCTGACCAAGAGCATGTGCTGACGCGCGTCAAAGACCATAACAGAGCGGAGGCGATGCTGATAGCTCACTGGGCGGTCAGGCCGCCGATCGGGAGGAATTGGTGATGAATAAAAGGAAAATCATCGGGAGGAACTGGTGATGCATGGTCGTTCATCCAACGAGATCATTATCGCAGGCTATTATGAAAACGCGTGCAGGGAGCTTGCCAAGGTTCGCTCTGTCATCGACGTTAAGGAAATATTAAACAGTGCGATCGGTATGAAGGCCTATGCCGCACAAGCGAAGAATAAGCAGCTGCTTATCGAATCCATCGAGGTTCGTGAGATCGCCACGCGCAAGATCGGATGGTGTATCGATCAGCAGAGACAGACGGTGGGGCTGTCGAAGGGCGCGCGTGAAAAAGGCACGAACCGTGGAATGACGCGGGTTGAAAAAAACCCCGCGTCATTCTCAGAGGCCGATCGAAGGGTGGCGGCGACCACCGGGTTATCAAAAAACCCGGTGCTCTATCCGAGGGAGGAACTGGTGATGAATAAACTGCAGCCATTTACAGAAGTTCCGAGGGTCATCAGAGCGCTGGATCGCCTCGACGAGCAAATCAAAGGAGCAAAAACGATATCGGAAATCGAGGCCGTCATTGTCGAAGCCAAGATTATTCAGAAGCGCTATTTTGCCGTCAAAGAGGTAGGGGATAAGGCCGGTCGCATCTGGATATACGCCGAGTCTCGCCTTGCCGCCGAGCTTGCCATGATCGGTAAAGCCAAGGGAACTCGGGGACAGTTTGCCGGGAAAGAGGCTGGAAGCGGGAAAGGTACAGGAAAAGCTAAAGCAAAAGTTTCTGGCGGTGTGGTTTTAGAACCGCCAGAAACTCCGACCCGCGCCGAGTTAGGCATCAGCAAGAAGCGATCGGCGCTGGCTGCGAAGCTGAATGAAATTCCTGAAGCCAAGCGTGATCGTTATATTAGCGAATTGGCGGAGGAAGAAAAACCGATCAATCCGAACACGCTTGTCCAGAAGCATCGGCAGCACAACAAAACAGAGCAGAAGAGGCAGCTGCTGGCTGCCGTGTTTTCTGCCAAGGGTCCGTTCGATGTCGTGGTGACTGATCCGCCATGGAACATGCAGAAGATCGACCGGGACGTCCGGCCAAATCAGGATGCTTTCGACTATCCGACGATGACGCTGGATGAGATCGTCGAGCACTGGCAAGCCGAAATTGAGCCGAAGTTGAAGGAAAACGTTCATACATTCTGGTGGACGACCGAAAAGTATCTTCCGGCCTGCATCGCCATGCTGCCGCTGCTGGGGCAGAAGTACGTCTTGACGATGGTATGGCATAAGCCGGGTGGGTTCCAGCCAATTGATCTGCCGCAGTATAACGCCGAGTTTATCGTTTATGCCCGCAAGGGAGCACCGATCTTTACCGACACCAAGAATTTTTTCGTCTGCAACTCCTGGCCTCGCAGCGAACATTCACGGAAGCCGAAGGAATTCTATCAGTTGATCGCTCGTGTCACTGCTGGCTCGCGGCTCGATGTGTTCGCTCGCGAGAGCCATAAGGGCTTCGCTCAGTATGGCAATGAAACATCGAAGTTTGAGCGGGACGCGGCCGAATGACCACATACCGCGACGATATTGTTTACGAGCAACGCTTTGCCGACAAGTTGAAAGGCATCATTGGCCGTTTTGTCCGTGACAAATTGGGGATCAAAAGCACCTTCACCATAGATCAGGACCAGTATGCGGATCAGAAAGAAGCAACCGACTTCATAGCGTATATCGATCCACCGATTCGATTCGGTGTCCGGTTGCGAACCCATCGTTACTATTTGGATGAAGGGACACGCCATGACGTGACAATCCGATGGTCACGACCCAGTGGCGTGCGGACGGAAATTGACAAGATCCGCGATGGGTTGGTCGACTATATGATCTACGGCTTCATGAACGAGAAGCGATCAGGGATCATTGCCTATTGTATTTACCAGCCACCGTATCCATGGCCTGGCAGCTTGGTGCCGTATCTGATCATCTCAAACAAAAACGGCGACAGTGATCTCGGTGTCTTCCGCCGGGATGATTTTCTGGTTTTAGAGACGTGGTCGCTTGCCGGCTTTGTCGGATACGATCCCGAGGGCCACTTTGTGCACTACTGCTGGTGCGGTGAATGGGGCTCGTTCGGGGTCGGCTGCTTCCTGCTTCGGGGCAAGCTCGGCACATGGTTTTGCCGGGAGCATCGGCCATCGCCAGCATTTATACCCGTATGTAATGATTCGTGATCGACCAAGAACAAAAAGCGAATACACAAAATGTAGCGTGGCTGGCCATAGCTAAATACCAAGCCTGACTGTGACATTTTTGCTGTGGAAAAATTTCGCTTGAATGACAGCGCGATTCGGCGTTGAGTACGAAAAGCGAAAGGGCCCGGTCCATCAAACCAGAGCCCTTTCTGAAACTGCCAACTGTGTCGTAACCACCGCGGCGTTTGTGCCTTCCACATAACATCACATCCCGCAAATTACAACACGGTTCCTCGGCAATATTATCCTGCCAACAGGAGACCTGTGTGCATGTCCTTTGCTGCCATCAAGTGGGCCGTCAGCGTCGATCTTCCTGATCCAGTCGCAAAATTAACCCTTATCATATTGGCCGATATGGCCAATTCAGACCTGATGTGTTTCCCCAAAATTAAGCTTCTAGCTCAAAAGACCGGTCTGTCTCGTCGATCGATCTTCAATGCTCTTACCCGTCTTGAAGACGCCGGTTTTGTCAGCCGGGAGAAGCGTTTACGTCGCGATCGAAGCTGGACGTCAAACGCCTATTTCCTCGAAATTTCTGAACTTCCGCATGGTGTGCACGAGGTGCACGGGGGTAGTGCACCAGATGCACACCATTAACCTATCACTCTCTAACCAAGGAACAGGTCTATCAGTGGAAAAGGATCTAACAGTATTAATAGTGGAAGGAGCATCGCACGGTGAACAGGCGACGGAACGAAAATGCAACCATTGAGGAACGTCACCGCAAGTTCCTGCTGCAAAGCCTGAGGGCAGCCGCAGCACAGGTTCGGCTTTGGGAGGCGGAGCTGGTCGAGATCGGGACCGCGCTCGGGGAGGGGCTGATCGGAACCGACAGTGCGGTGCAGTGGGCTCGGGATTCCGGGCTGATAAAATTTCTTCGGCTTCCGGAGGGGGTCGGACGGGTTGCGGGGAGCACATGGGGCAAAACCGATCAGGCAACCGATGTTCTGCCCCAGACGATGGCGGAGGTCGACCAATGACCAAGGTTTGGCCGGCAAATGGACATCGTGATGGTGAAAACAACCCCAACCATCGGCTGACATGGCTCGACGTGATCGAGATCAGGATGCTGGCGGCGGGAGGGGCGCCATACGCGCACATCGCGAGGAAGTTCAACTGCGACAAGACCAACATCGGATTGATCGTCAACCATAAACGCTGGAGCGAGACATGCGTTGGTCTCGATCGCCGCATTATCGTCGAAATGCCTAAGGATGTTCTGAAGCAGCAACAGGGAGACAAGCAATGATCGTTCATGGTGTCGATATCACTAGCCGTTATGACGCGGTGGAAGAGCTAGAGCTGATGAAGCGCGTGATCGAAGCATTACCGGAAGATATTCGGGATCAGATCGAATCGATCAACTGCGATAGCCAGTGCGGCGCTTGCTATGCCGTTGAGCTTCGGCGCTGGAAGGCTCGTGAGGTTGAAGCGATCAGCAGATATGTGGACGCTGCGTTGATCATTTTCGATGATGGCTACAATCTGCTTTTTCTTAGATGTGGGGAGGATGATCTTCAGGTTGGTATGGGGGAATGGCCACTGTTCTTCCCGGAATTAGAACGTCTTGACGCACTGCCAGATGTTGAAGGTGACGGTGACACCCCCTTTGACGATGCACCGAGGGGGTGCGCGCAATGAGGTCTTTGCGAGAGGATCAAAGTGCAGCGCTCGATGCGCTTCGTGATGCGGTGGCTTCTGGGGATCGGCATGTGGTGATGCAAGCTCCAACCGGTAGCGGCAAGACGGTCATTGCCGCAGAGCTCGTGAATTCGGCGCGGCGCAAGGACAGAAAGGTTTTGTTCTGCGTTCCGGCCATTTCGCTGGTTGACCAGACGGTAGAGATGTTCGCTAAGCAAGGCATCACTGACGTCGGTGTGCTGCAGGCGAACCATCGGCAAACGGATGGCTGCATGCCGGTGCAGGTCGCTTCGGTGCAGACGCTGAAGCGGCGGGAGATGCCGCCGGCTGATGTGGTGATACTTGACGAAATCCACCGCTTTTTCGAGTCTTATGGGAAGTGGATGCGTGATCCCGCAGTGTGGCTCAACAAGCCGGTGATCGGGTTATCGGCGACGCCTTGGCGCAAGGGGCTGGGAAATTTCTTCACCAAATTGATCCGGGCCTCGACCACGCAGGAATTGATCGACCGCGGCTTGCTGTCGGATTTCAAGGTCTGGGCGCCGTCGCACCCTGATCTGGACGGCATCAAGATCGTCGGCGGCGAGTATCAGGAAGGCCAGCTATCGGAACGGATGCGGACGGGGAAATTGACGGCCGACATCGTCGAGACCTGGCTCGAGCATGCTAAAGGACGTCCAACACTTTGCTTCGCGGTCGATCGCGCCCATGCCAAGCACCTGCAGGAGAAGTTTGAGGAGCGCGGCGTCAAGGTCGCTTATCAGGATGCATTGACCAGAGACGCCGATCGCGCGGCTATCAAGCGCGGCTTCCATGGGGGCGAGATCGAGGTCGTCGTCTCGATCGAGACGATGATCATGGGTATCGACTGGGACGTGAGAGCCATCATCATGGCGCGGCCCACACGCTCAGCTATGCTGTTCGTGCAAGCGATCGGCCGCGGTTTGCGAACAGCAAAAGGAAAGGATGACGGGTGCTTGATACTCGATCATTCTGATAATCATCTACGGCTCGGTTTCGTCACCGACATTGATGCTAATCATACCGAGCTGCTGATGGGCGATGCAGAGACGGCGTCCGTCACCGATCGCATCCGGCTGCCGAAGGAATGTCCGGCCTGCCATTTTCTCAAGCCGCCCGGCACTGCTAAATGCCCGATGTGCTCGCATGTGACGGTGGCGCACAACAAGATCGAGCCAACCGCGGGCGAGCTAAAGGAGTTGGAGCGCAAGCGGCAGGAAGAAGAGGATGTAGGCGACAAGGCTCAGTTTTTCGCGGAGCTAAGAGCCTTCGCCAACGAGCGCGGCTATAATCCGCACTGGGCCGACAACAAGTACCGCGAGAAATTCGGCGTATGGCCTAATCACTATAAGTGGGTAGCTCCAGCGGCCGTGATATCGCCCAAGACGCGCAGCTGGATCAAAGGCATGCAGATCAGATGGATCAAAGGGAGAGCAAAAGGAAATTATCCACAGGTTAGGTAAACGCCCTGTTGACCCGCCGGCCGACTCATGACATAACCCAAAACACCGGCGAGCCACTGGGGCCCGCCACCTCGGAAAGAGCATCACATGTACATCGTCTACAACAGCCGCACCCACCTCGACATCGCTAAGTTTTTCTGCCTGGAAGATGCCAAGCGTTTCGCTAATGAGCGCAAGCAGGATACCGGCCAAACCTACTTCATCTACCAGCTTAAGTCGGTTCTCGCCTAACAGGCACGCACATCGCGCTTACGCCGGGCTCCTTCGGGATACCCGGCTTAAGCCGGTAGGAGAGGCATTCCGCTTGGTTAACCAAAGGAGCATCATGCTATAAAGAGATGGCAGCTCTTGAGGCTGCCTAAACGGGGGAGGTCTCATTCGGGCGGCCGTGGCCGCGGTGCGTCCGTTTCCCCTCCTCAAGTCCCCGAGGGCCCCATACCGCATAATGCGCACATCATGTGGTCCATGTCCTCGGGGGCGCTTACTTCAAACCAAGGAGCATCACATTGGTTAAAACGAAAATGGAACTCATTGAGCGCATGCTAAGGCGCCAGAAGGGATGCACGGCCAAGGAGGTCAAAGAAGCGGTCGGATGGCAGTCCGTCTCGATCCCGCAGCGTGCCGAACAGCTCGGCATCAAGATCGAGAAGCGCATCATTGTCAAAGAAGTTCGCTACTACGCAATATCACCCAAGGGTAAACAAAGTTTTGACGCAAAGCGTTGACCATATAGGCCCTGGCGCGAGGGGATGGTGAGGAGATCACATCGAGGACACTCCAAGCCATAAGGTCGCGATACAGACAAGCGTGAGAGTGTCTGTATCAGAAAAATAACCTCACGCAGCCGGCGATCGGGTGTTTCCATACTCCTTTCCATCTGAGGCGCCGGCGACTTTCGACGAAGCATCACACCATAGGGGAGCTATCTCACATGAAACGACTTTTCCTGGCTGCCACATGCTTGGCAGTCTCTGCAACTCCTGCGCTCGCAGGTAACTCGACTGCAGTTGGGGTCGGTGTTGCTAAGTCGACCTCTGTCTCTGGCTCACAGGCGACCGCGATCTCCGGACAAGGCGGTGCGGGGGGTCAGGGCGGTCAGGGTGGCGTTGGAATTGGGGTCGGGGTCGGTGGCCAAGGCGGCACCGTTTCGATCGCTGGTGCGCCATCCCAGACTGCGCAAACCGTCACCACGCAAGGCCATAGCTCAGTGTCGACCGTGCCATCAGTTTTTGCTCCTGGCTTGGCGGCCGCCGGCATCGAGAGTTGCTTGGGCTCGGTGAGCGGAGGTGGATCTTGGCTTGGTACTGGGATCACTCTCGGGGGCTCGATCCCGGACAAGGACTGCAGCGCAAGGCTCGACGCTCGCACGCTGTGGTCATTCGGTTTGAAGAAGGCCGCGGTCGCTCGCTTGTGCCAAACATACGACATTTACGCCTCGATGCCTGAGGTGTGTGGCCAGTATGTGCCGCGGCCGGCGCCTGCGTATGCGCCTGTCGCTGTGCAGGCTACCTATGCCTCTGTCGATACTGCATCGCTGCCTTCGGGCACGATCATGTTGATCGAGGGACGTACTGGCCGCGAGCGCCCGTGCAGCAATTACGACGAGGCTCATTCCCGCTGCCTGCGATGGGTCGACGCCGTAACCCCGAAGCCAAAGCCAGTTGTGCGTGTGGCTTCAGGGCGTGAAGTGACCACCCAGGCAGTATCTCGACCAACCAAGAAGGAGGCGGCGGAAGTCAAACCTCACCCTGCGGTGCCACTTCCGGTCCCGCGTCCGGCTTCGGCATCTCATCCGGTTGCCGAATTGACGACATCACTGCAGAAACCACTCTGGCTGCAGATGATCCATCCAGAAGAGAAACCCAGAGTGAAAACAGAAGACGAGGTGAAAAATGAAGAAAGTATCTCTCGCTGCATTGGCTTTTGCGCTGCTGGTAACGGCTGGAAGCGCTAATGCTGCAAGTAATTCGGTGGCTTTTGGCACCGGGTTTAACTTCGGTGCCGTGCGCACCAATGCTGCGACCATCTCGGCTGGTACCGCTGCGGCAGGTTCTCTTGCCACAGGTACCAATACCTCTCTGGGGGCGGGCTTTGGGGTAGCTACTCCTGCCGGCACCATTGCGAGCGGTGTCGGTGCGAGCGCTGGTCAGAGCAACTCCATCTCTGGAGCGGCTTCGATCGGTAACGGTGCTGCGGCCACGGCCGGCAACAGCGCCAATGTCGGTCTGGGCGTAGGCGTGGGCTTCGCGAACCAGCTGCCCTAAGCCCAGGGCTGGGAGGTATGCGCGTCGGCAATTTGAGCAGCCGACGCGCATACTTGTGGATAAGTCAACCTCATGTTGACAGGTGTCGTGGGATGACCTATCAAACGCTCATGAGCCATTGGGGCTCGTAAGAGGGCATCACATGACCAACGAATTGAACGACAGCCTGGACAACCTGTTCAATGGTGACACCGGTTCGGTGCGCATCGTGCCTGTAGTTGCGGCTCCAGAGTACAAGACCGCCGATCAGCGTTTTGCCGAGGGCTGCACCAAGTGCCGCGGTACCGGCCGCTTCATCAGCTATTCCGGTCGAGCCTTGGGTCCATGCTTCGCATGCAAGGGCGCTGGCAAGTTCGAGTACAAGACCTCGCCCGCGGTTCGTGCTGCCAAGCGTGAGCAGGCTGCCGATCGCAAGGTTCGTCGGTCTCACGATACGTGGCAGTCTTTCGCCGCCGATAACCAGAAGATCGCCGAGTGGATCATCGCTAACCGCGCCTCGTTCGAGTTCGCAGCCAAGTTGAATGAGGCAGTGATCCGCTATGGTGACCTGACGGAAGGCCAGCGGGCGGCTGTGGAGCGTTGCATCGCTCGCGAGGTGGCCAAGGCCACTGCTCGGGCAGAACGCGTCCAGCAGGCTCCGCAGGCCGATACGGCTGGCATCGATCGGCTGAAGGCGGCCTTCGATACGGCTGTCGCCTACAGCGCCGAGAAGGGCCTGAAGCTGTCTCCGCGGATTACAGTCGATGGGATGACCATCAGCCCGGCCAAGGCGAACAGCGCCAACCCTGGTGCACTGTACGTCAAGATGTCTTCGACCCGGGAGTATCTTGGCAAGGTGCAGAATGGCCGCTTCTTTGCTGCTAGAACTTGCAACAAGGAGCAGGAGGCTAAGGTGGTGGCGTTCATCGCAGATCCGGCCGAGGCTGCCAAGGTTTACGGGCAGACCACGGGAACCTGCTGCATCTGCAATGCGACTTTGCGATCGGACTGGAAGAACAAGGGCATCGGCCCGATCTGCGCCGAAAAGTTCGGCTGGGCCTGAAAGGAGGCGTGATGGAATACCCGCACATCAATAGGTTATCCGGAACCAACCCGGATGACCTTCTCAAGGACTACGCGGCTGCGCAGAGGGCATGTGAGGAGGCCATAAAAGCTCTCTCAGCCGTTTGGCCGCATGCCCGCGACTACCAGGGCGGGGAGATCAGACACGCGATGCATGACCACACAGAGCGCTGCAAAGCCCTTCGTACGGTCGCGCTCGACATGCAGCTGATCATCGAAAGCATTCTGCACCAAACGGGAGGCTAACTTGCCGATGCGGAAGGCTGTGGATAACTCGAAAGAAGCTTGAACCTGCGCCGCTACTCTGGCTACCTACAGTTATTGAGCCATTGGGGCTCGATGAACCGAGAGAGCATCACATGGCAAATATTAAATACTTTGCAGACACAGCAACCGGTACTATCGAGTTCACCAGCGTTGACCATCGCAGCAGCAAAGATATTCGTGGTTTCCATGCCGGCGAATGGATCAAGGTTAACCGTTCTGTCGAGTATAAGAATTTTGCTTCGAAACATATTTGCGACGCGCGTTGTGTCAATGCTACGGGCCGAATCATGAAGTGTGAATGTGCCTGCGGCGGCAAGAACCATGGCAAGGGCGGTTTTATCGGAGAGGAGGTGTAATGGAATATCCGCATATCAAAGAGCATCACATGTTCTTCCGCATCATTAACCGGATCTTAGACTATTTGGTCGAGTCTCACTTTCAGGGAGCCGCACGCCAATGATCAACGTTCGCCAGCATTACTTCGATGACCTCGATGACGTCGTCATCACCGGCCTCTGCCCGAATGGCGAGTATGGGGCCTATCGCGAGAGCGCAGACGAAGGCCGCATCCGCGGCTACGGGGCGACTCGGATCGGCGCCATCGCTGACCTGATCGAGGTATGCGAACTGAGATACGAGCACGATCGCATCTAGAAGGAATTAGAAAGCAGAGACCGCGCCGGGCGCCGAAAGGCTACCCGGCTCGGGGCCGTAGTGAAAGGAGCATCACCATGAAATATTTCGACTGTAGGATCTGGGAACGCGCTGAGCATTGGTATTTCGACACGACCATCGAGGCCAAGGACGATCGCGACGCATGGCGCGTTGCGGTCAAGGAGTATCCGAAGCGCGAGTATCGCGTGGTCGAGATCAGAGAGGTGTTCAGATGACCGCCAAGAGCACAGCCCTTTGGAAGGTCGTCGTCGATGGCTTCCGGCTGGAGCTGTGGGAAAGCCGCAGCTGGCTAGCCTACAACTATACCCTGGCGTTCTCGATCTTGGCGCAGCCAGACAGGATCGCTTTGGTCTACTTGGGCCAGGACCCTGAGGAAGCCGAGGCCCTGTTCTGCCAAAAGGTCGAGTACCATCGCAGGCTGTCGACATGACCGGGGCGGAGATGAGGGACATCAGAAACCAGTTCGGGCTGGGGCGCATGAAGTTTGCGCTCCTGCTCGGCTATACTGGGACCGACCGCAATAACCATTACCGCGTCCGCAAGATGGAGGCCGAGGACTTCGTGCCGCTCGTTATCGGGCGATATGTCTGGCTGATCAAAGAACATTTCCAGCGGAC